CTCCCCCCTGCTAACGCACAGGAGCAATAAACGCAAGAAGTGTGCTACCGCACAAAACCGCACTAAAAAAACTACAAGCAGGTGGAAAGGTATACATTACGAACTTCGTTCTCCATGTTTGAGTGCGCAAGCGCACTGATAACTTTTAATTGGGTTAACACACACCATATTCGCACACACACGCGCATAAGTTGCGCGCGCGCGCGTTTATTCAGTAGTGAAAACACTATCAAAATCATCATCAGCGAGCTCAGGCGCTACATCGTTGTCGATATCAATATCAGAGATATCACTATCAAAAACCATACTAGAGGACTCAGGAGGTGCAAAAGTTTTATCTGCTTGGTAGTGCAATATAAAATCCTTAACTTCGGTAATACTCGTTTTATCGAGAGAATTCATATCATTACTATCTAATTCCTCATGCTGAGGCTCACGGACATCATACTGACAAAAATTATGTAATTTCATAACTTAAAGAGTTGGAATTGCTTGCTTTGGCATTGGACGCAAAGCCTGCACGTTATTAATCAAATTAACATAGAAATGATTACCACCAGCGGCAACCGCAAAAATATCAGTGTTGGGCATAGCCTCAACAAATGAAAGATTAAGAGCGGGCTGAACATTGAAATTGCGACCAATGTGCCAAAAATGAAGACTTCCTTTCATATCTCCATGAACGGTACTTGGCACATACTTATATTCACAATATCTTTCTTGAAATCCAAACCTATCAGTAGAGCGCTGTTGCTCGTTAGCAATATTAAAATAGACTTCTGCCTTGTTGACTTCCTGCTCGCCAAGGTGCGCGAACTCAGGAAAATAATAATCATAACGGTTAGAACGTTGCCACATGCGACTAAGTTGATCCTGATAAGCAGTTCTAGGCAGAATTGTCATAATACCGAGAATAAATCCATGCTCTTCACAATAACACTTAATAGGCTTATTTTGACCATAAGAAGTTCCCTTACCTACTAGTGTACCTTGAGGAGTAGCAAAAGTCTCGGAAGTAGTTGAACTATCTTCAGTATTCCACTGTGAAGCACTATTCTGCTCAACTGGCTCAATAATCAAAGGATTAGTAAAGCCGCCGAGGTACTCAGCACGTTGAAGACGTGCATCACTAGATTTAACAGCAAAGTGTGCAAGAATCTGTTCAATATAACGACCACCAACACGCGCATTCTTCTCTAGCCACCTTTGCAAGCGGGTAGCAATACGGAGGTCGTTAATAGTACCTGCTACCTGACCATCAGAAGTTACTGCAGTATGTTGAGTAATATCAACTTGAGAGGGCGTTGTATCATCAGAAAGTCCAGAATCAGTATTTGCAGTATAAGCACCATAAAAAGGTACATTTGTACGGTCTGAATCATTTTCTCCGCGAACGTACAAAGTAGAATTTCCAACTTGTTCAATACTATTATCAGTAGGACGAATAAAAGTTGATTTACCATTATTAAGATTTTTCAACTTAAGACCCTGAAGAGTAAAAGGTATATCAACAGCATCACCTCTTTGCGCGAATGGTAAACTGCTTGTAAAATAGTCCTTTTCCCACATCTTGCGACGCAGCTGCATCATTTGATAAGCAAGCGACTGAGATATTTGACCTTCTGGAAGTGCCTCAGTAAGGTGTGGAGCTTCAACATTTTGATTTCTAAACCAATCATCATAAACCTTTTGATAGGCAGCAAATGGCATCATAGGAACGCGAACAGTGCCACTAATATCTTGATTCTGCCTACAAGTCGGAAAGGTAAGAAAATCAGCGAGAGAACCGTCCTTAAGGAAAGAAGAATTAATATTTTGATTAGTAACATCAAAATATGGCAAAACGGGATTAACGAAATAATCATTGCTATTTTCGGCATCCACATAAGCCTTTTTTTGATCGACACCAGTAATAAAGTCTTCCCACTTACTGAACAAAAGACGGTTGGGAACAAAAAAGTAATACATCTTAACATTAACGCGATGCATCACCGGTGAAACGAGTGGAGCGGTACGAACAACCATCTCAGTTGAGATTTTAAAAGTGTCGCCCGGCACTGCTTCCATGAAAAGGAATGGGTACAATCCAGACCAATCGCAGCTAAATTTTCTCTCATGGGTGAGATTAAAAAGCGATCGTCCAGGCTTTTTAATAAAAACATCTTGAAAAATCATAATTAT